ACATAGCAAACTTGTTATCTGACCAATCTTTGTTACCATAAATAACAACAGCTAAAGTAGCTACTGTTGCAATGACACCTACCTGTAATGCCTTACCCCAATGACCTAAAGTAATAGCTAGTAGATTGCCTTGTGTCATCATAACCATACAAGAGGTAGTGCTTTCAGATAATCTTTTTAAAAAAATGTTTAATTTGTCCATTAATATATCCATCCATAAATTAAACAAGCAATGATAGGTGTAATAGGTAATACAGCTAATAAGGCTAAAGCTAGAGTAATAGGCTTAAACAGTATTTTTTTTAGTTTATCCATTGTTTAAACAGTATAGTAACTAATGAGGATATAAACGCAGCGATTGCCATACCTGCCCAAAAGCCACCTTTAGATTGATTAGCTAGTGCTAACATTGCTTTCATATCTCTTGCAAGTTCATCTTGGCTTTTCTGTAGATTATCTATCTGCTCTTTCATTCTTCCAAATTCTTCTGGGTTAATATCAGGCATTATTGATTTCCTTTATCTAATGGAGCTAATAGAGAAGCAAGTCCTGCACTGCCCAATGTAACATTACTTGGTCTAGGTAATCCTACATTTGGAACTTGCAATAAACTTCTAATACCTTTAGGTTTAGGTTTTGTAATTGTTGAGTTTACAATTCCCTTTTGTATATTAGGCTTCATAAGAGAGCGACCTGAAAACATTTTTAAAGCTGCTGGCAAAGAAAGTAATGCGTTACCTGTACCAAATCCGTAGGCAGAAAGACCAACATCTAAAACAGAAAATGGTGATGCTTCTGCAAATTTAGGATTCTTTGCTAAAGAAGGAAATCCTTTATAAAATTTTGCTACTTTTGTTACGCTTGGCTCTACTAATCTTCTTTCGTAAGCTAATTTAGATATAACTCCTGCATCTACATCTCCAGTAACATCATTAAGTGCTTTTTGAACTAAATGAGCTTTTGATATTTCTGTCCTAGCATTTTTTAATTTAGGAATTAAATCTTCTCTTTTATTATATTTAGCTGTTCTTAATAATTCTCCTTCTAATTTTTCTACTACTGAATCTAATAATTTAGCAGCATCTCTATCTTCAACCCTTCCATTTCTTTTAACAGATTGCCAATATGCTTGAGCTCTTTTTCTTGTTGACATTAAATCTCTTAATATTTGTGCACCATTTCTATACTCTTTTAAAACAATATCTTCTCTATTTTTACCTCTTATTAATACTGGTGAGCCATCTTCATATTTAACTCCTGTATCAAATGTAGGGTCTTTCTTTCTGACAATAGGGGGTGGTGCTGGAAGCTCATCTACTTCTGCATATATCTTTCCATTTCTTTTTCTTATTACTTCTAATAATTTATTGTCTAAAGGAGTCTTTTTGTCAATACCAAGATATTCTCTTATTAAGTTATTAGTTACTTTTTGATTTGCTTCTTGTGCTCTTTCAGTAATCTTGCTACTACCTATTGTAGATTCTTTTATTCTATCTTTGAGAGGAGCACCTTTAACACTACTCGGTATTAATTTATATCCTGCATCTGTTGAGTCTTTTGCAATTTTATTAAATTTAAGATTTTGATTAAATTCAGTTAATTGTTCTGCATAAGGTTTATTTACAAATTTTTGTATTTCTTCATTTAATTTATCTGTAGCAGTTGCTCCACGCATATCTTTTTTGGCAACCTTTTGTATGCCAGACATTCTTGACAAATTGCTAAATTGTGATGTAGCAGGTAACGCACCTAAATTTTCAGTAACAGTTTTATAATATTCTGCACCTTTTTTTGATGGGTCATATTTATAAAATTTATCTTGCTGCAATCTATCTATAAATGGAACATCTACCTTACCAAAACTTACATCAGAACCTGTACCAACAGTAGGAACACCTAAAAAATCAAGACCAGTCTGTGTACCTGCAACACCTAAATTTAATAATTCACTGCCAATTTTTAAAGGTACTTCTGCAATATTTTTTGCAGATTTAGTAATTCCCTTTAAATTATATAGACTTGCTTCTTGAGCAAGTTTTTCTTTAGATGGTGTAATTTTAGGGTATGGAGCTGACTGTGCATCTCTTTCCCCATAATCTGGAAACTCTTTTCCATAAAAAACTTTATTAAACAAATCTCCAATCGGGTCTCGTTTCATGTATTGTGACGCAAGATTAACTGATTTTTGTCTTAATGATAAATCTCTTTCAACTGAAGGTAATTCTACTTTATTACTCATAGGTGTAGGTATAGATGGGTCAGCAGCATTTTTTAATAGAGTTAATCCTTCATCAGATACTTTAGTTATGTCATTTTCTTTTAATGCTTGTAAATCTTCATCACTAAATGCAGATAAATCCATTATTATTTACCCCCCCTTCTTCTCTTTTGTTCTTCTTCAATTTGTTGGAAAGTAGGTAGTCCTGTATTAGTTGTAGTAGATTGTGTTGTAGTAGATTGTGTTTTATTTTCTGTTGCAGGGTTTCCTGTCATTGCTTCTATAGCAGAATTTTTATTAGCACCAAAAAATAAATTCTCATCAATTTGTATTGGAGTTATAGCTTGTTTACCCATAGCTCCAAAACCTCTATTTATTTGGTCATTGTACTGTTTTACTTTTTTAGCATAAGATTTATATTTACTTGCCATTACTTCACCAATAGCTTTTTGAACACGAGCTGGATTATTAAAAGCTGTTTTGGGGTCTCCACCTAGCTTCTGAACAATTCTATAAGCATCTTGTTCTGTCATAACACCACCACCAACAGTTTCTACACGAAGCCTTCCTAATAATCCTTGCATACGACCTTCTTGTAATCTTTGCATTAATTCTTCTTCTGTGTATTCATCAGCATTAACATTAAAAAATGCTTTTATTGCTTCACTTGCTTGATTAGCGAGTTTTGGCAGACCACTAGGTAAATTACCTGCTGTTTTAATATAGTCTGCTAATTCAAGAATAGCTGTATCTTCATTATTAATTTCTATTTCTAGTGCATCCATTTTATCTATTGATTTGGTAAACTTACCTTCTTGACCTATATTTATATATGTCATACCATCATCACCAAACATATCTTTACTTACTGGTACACTTTCTCCATTAACTACTGCTCTGTTAGGTACTTTCTTTAACTTATTAAAATGTATTGGATACATTTCTCCTGTTTTTTTATTTTTTGCAAAATAGGTGGTTTTTAATATATTGCTACCATCAGGTGTGTCAGGCATATTAACTAATACAGCTCTAGCATCTGCATCACTTCCACCAGCTTGTTTAATTTTAATTGATTCTTGTACAGAAGCAGGAGTGTATTTACTTTGAGATTCTTTTGCAAATATACTTTCATTTTGTTTTGCTAACAATGCTTTTAATTGTGCATTGGTCATTGCATTAGATGCTAATTTATCAAAAGGTTTTTGAGCTGCTCCTATACCTGCTATTCCTGCTTTAGCAACATAAGGTAAAACTGTTCCATAATCTCCAGTTTTAGGTTGAGCAAGATAACTTAAACCTGTATTTAATAGACCTTGAAATATAGATTGTCTGTTAGCATCTTCTAATGCTTTTTTATACCCTGCTTCATCTCCAAGCAATCCTAATGATGCTAATTGTTTTAAATTTGAATCAGGACTTGCACCAAATATATTAGTGTCTTCTGGTATTAAGTCTTTTAAATAGTCTAGGGGATTAGCCATACATTCTTTCCTCGTATAATTTTCTTGGGTCTTTTACAAAACTTGTATTAGGTGCTTGTACATTTATTGCTAAAGGAGCACCGATTGTAGGTTCTTTAGCAGGTCTCATTTGTGGTGGTGCTACTTGTAATGTAGCTTGTGGTGGTGGGGATGTTACTGTATCTATTGCTTGACCACCTAGCATACCCATAGATAACTTGTCACTCAATGACATATTCTCATAATTTTCATTAATAAAATCTGTTGCAGGACTTATAAAGTCTTGTACATCAGTAATTCCTTGACTTAAATTTCTTTTTCCCATTTCAAATAAACTTGGATTTGCAGTTGCTTCTGCTAAAGTAGAAGGACTTAATAAAGATGTTGGAGTAGTAGCAATATCTAATGCACCTAAACTATTAGATGTCATCATATTAGCTGGAGATGTTCCAAGTATTCCTACTTGAGATGTTGCAGCAGGTATAGAGCTTACTCCCTGCATACCACCTGCCATTTCTGCTGCTGTTAGTTCTGGAGCTAATGCACTTGCAAAAGTACCTGTACCTAAAGCACCTAAACCTGTTCCTAATGCTAATCCAGTAGTTCCACGACCACCCATTAATCTATCAATAGCATAGCCACCTGCCATGTATGGTATCATTGCCATTACTTACCCCCACCTGATGAAGTTGTAGTTTGATTAACAGGTGCTGGAGCACCATATGCAGCTGATAAATAAGATTGTAACTTGCTGTAAGGTTTATTTTGTTCAAACTCAAATCTACCAATATCAGACTGTAATTTCTGTCTATCATAATCTTCTTGAGTAGCACCTACATTCATAAGTTGTTGTATATCTGAATAATCTGCTGCTGCCATTTGTGGTGCTGATGCAATAGCAGCATCTTGCCTTGCTCTTTCTGCACCAAAGTTACTGTAAGCTAATTCTGCTGCTCTGTTAGTTAAAGCGTTTGCTAGGTTTTCTGATGCTTGTGATTCCATTTCACCCATAGCACCTGAACCATATCTACCAGAAGCTGCTGTTCTGCTACCAATATCTCTTATAGCTTTGTTAAATTCTGTAACAGCAGGTTTAGCTGCACTTGCCATCATTGCAGAAAAGTATGGGTTACCTGCTGATAATCTGTCGCCTTGTATTGTGCTTAACTGTTGTGCTTGAGCTGCTGGTACTAATGGACTACCAGTTCTTGCTCTATCACCTGCTAAACCTAATGCTTCTGTTGTCGTTGCTGATGCTGGAACATAAGTTGCATCAGGGTAATAATCTGGTGATTCCTTTTTATATAAATCTTTAGCTTCATCTAAACCATAGGTTATGTATGGCAAAATAGCAGGGTCAATACTTTGTGTTGTGGTTTGAGATTGACCACCACCACCTTTATATTCACGCAATCCAGTCACAGGATTAATAGACCCTGAACCACCATGTGCTTTTAATAAATTAGCTTCCCATGTATTAACATGAGCAAGTTCGGTATCACCCTCTCTACCTAGTTTGCCTAAATCTTTTGCTAACCAGTTATATAACCATATTTTTAACTTAATCATTCTAGTTTCAACTCCATTAATTGATATTTTTTTTCGTAACCATATAGCCTGTTCCATAATCTAGCTATACTCTCAAATTTAGTAGAACCCTGTATTGCAGTTCCACCATTTTGTCTGACCCAAGTTTTAAATTGTTCAAACCCTGCCTTTGTATTTTTGCCACCTATATAAGTAATATAAGCCACTCTGTCGTTAGGATAGTTAATCCATTGAACAGTAACAGCCACATAACACTTATCTTCTTTCATTAGTAAAAGTAATTGTTGCTGACCTTGTGTTAGCAGTAATTTTAATTGACCACTAACAAACTCCCCGTTACCTTTGTCTAATGCTTTTTGTAATAAAGGTTCTGCAAGATACCAAAATCTTTGCACTTGATTCGTAGGCACTACATAGAGTTTCATAAAATTTATCCAACAATGATATAATCCAATTCTACATCACTATGTCCATGATTTCTATGACCTATTACAAAACTGCCTTTGGCTTTTGTTTTGATATAAATGTGGTCTGTCTCTCCTGCTGCATTTTCACTTCTAGGTGAAAACACAATAACAGAATCAAAACCTGCCCTTTCGTTATTAACTGTAGTTTCTGTTCCAGATGTGTTTAAAATAACAGTGCCACTATTATTGGTTTTACCATTCATAGCATTGTTTACCACTTCAGATACTAATCTAGCATCTCCCCCTTGATAGGGAAGTGTACGATACATTCTAGGCATTATCTATTGCCTTGTGGTTTTATATCTACATCTACTGCCATAGCTGTTGTCCAGTTACCTGTAGGTTGTACATTAAATCTATGATACCTACCTGCACTCCTTAAGCTACACCTACCCTCTGTTGTAGCAGGAACAAATGCACTAAATCCAATAGTATCATCTAACTCTCTACGACTAGCTACGGCAACCTGTGCTGTGCCATTGTCTATTTGTGGTCTGGCTAGTGTAGCTACAGAGTTATAGCCAACTTCTATATCCGTTGTAATTAATTGTGGTGTTATAGATTCGCCTGTAAATACTGCAAGTTTGTCTTGTTTTGCACCTGCAAATAAAAACTTACCTCCAATAAATAATCTGGAATCTAGTGATGCAGGCATAGTGTCTATGTCTGTATAGCCTAAAGCAGACTCTAAAGTTTCTAATGTTTCTCCTAATGTAGCAATAGTACCTACGACATCTGATGTAGTTTCAGCTCTTGACCATTTTTGTAGCTGCCAATTATAAATAAGTATTCTTCTGTTACCATCTACATCAGCATAGTTCCATACAACAAGATTTTTAACAGGGTCTATAGCAACACTTATTGTATTTATTTGTGTTAAATCTACTCTACTAAAAAACCACCTATCTACTTTTTCTAATCCTATATTATTAACTGTTTGACCATCTGTTGAGTAAAATCCATCATCTGCTAAAAAGAAAGTAATGTTTCCATACCTAGCAACAGAGTTACCTTCTAAACAACCTAATCCACTTGAGATAGTATCAAATTGCCAGAAAAGAGGACTACCTACATATGAGCAACGAACTACAGATTTTTCTAACAACACAACACCAAACTCACCACCTGTAATAGCTTGAACATTACCGCCATCAGGAATTATTTGAAAGTCACTTTGACTTGTAGCACCAGATACCCAATCAGTTTCATCATTAATATCTGACCATTGCACCTTGTCTGGTTCTGTTCCACCTAGCAAATTTCCTGCAAAAACAAAATCACGAATTACAGCAATGTCTTTAGCTATAGGAGCTGCTACTGCTACATCTGCAAATGTACTTGATACACCTATTGTCCATGTTTGTATCTTTTGCGTATCGTTACAAGCTAATACAACATTACCAAATTGTTCAAACTTCCATGTGCCATTACCACCATAACCACCTGCTTTAGACACATCAGTAAGGTTAAGTGTTGCAATATCTAGTTTAAACAGCTTTGTAGCACCACCTGCAAATACCTCTACATTAGCACCAAACTTTGCTACAAATATATTGTTAATATTTTCACTAGCAGAATTAGAAAAATCTACTGCACTAGGGAAAGCACCATAACCAATACCAACAGGAAGTACATTTTTAGCATCATTTAAACTACCTGCGTTTGCTGGTTGGTCTGGTAGCCAATCTGTAAATTGTAATCTTTTTGTTGTCATATTATAGTTTCATTATGTATGCAAGAGCATAGTAAGGAGGTAAGTTAGCGTTAGTTGCACTTGTTCCTGAAGATGCTGTAGTAAATGAGTGAGTATGATTACCAATACTACCTGTTGATTGTCCTGATAATGCTTTCCATTGTTGATACTCGTTATCTCTATCAATATCACCTGTTCCAGCTACTGCCTGAACTAAATAATGTGGTATTGAATGGTTGTGTGAACCTCCTCCGTTAGTTGTTCCTGTGTGAGTGTGGGAGGGTAAAGTTGCATCTGCACTACCACCTGTTGCATCTACTGCATAAGTGCTACCTGCACCTACTACAAATCTATCTCTTAAATCAGGAGTTCCTGACGAGCCATTACACAATGCCCAACCACTAGGTATAGTTCCTGTAGAACCTGACCATAACATTATCATGCCTGTTACAAAAGCATCACCCCAAGTTGGTGTTGCTGCTGAACCACTAGAGACTAAAACTTGTCCTGATGTTCCTACAGCATTATCTAACTGTAATGAACCTGTAATGTTTAATGTACCAGCACTTGTCCAACTATCACCACTAGAGCCATCCTGCCAATTTTTAATTTGTGCCATTGTTTCACGAATAG